GGCAGTGGACCACATGCATACCAATTATGGTGTTTGGTGTGTAACAAGCACATACAATGGGTTAATAATAAACAAGCAATAAGGATAACAGGATTATGATAGTAATAGAAATATATTCATACGAAGATGGAATAAGGTGTGTGGATCAAGTGGAATATAAGGATTATAGTGAATGGGAAAAAGACTATATGATAATGAAGTTTCGTGATACTTGGGTTGGACACAAAATCTATGATATGAGCATGGAAGAATTCAACAAATTAAGCCAAACACAAAGAAACAACATAAACTGCAAAGCAGTATTTGACAAAGAAGCGTTTATACGCAAACATTAGGAGAAACAGTATGAACAAAGATAGACTAAAACATTTTCGTAAATGGTGGAAAGTTAATCACCACTATACACCAGCACATACTTGGTTAGTAAAGCATTCAAAACGCACTATGCACAATTACAATATAGCACCAGAACAGTTTGATCATTGTAGAGTTGTAATGAAAAGATACAATTTAAGTGAGCACAAAAGACTTAATAAAGCTGATGCAGAGTTCTTATGGCGTTTAACACATCCTACAATGAACCAAAGACGAGAGCGTTTATTAGCTACAGCCGTGTTTTTTGAAGAACAACGCAAAAATGTAGACAGAAAATTCAGCAAATAAAGTATAGTTTTGGGCTTGACATTATTGATGATCGCTGTTATAATATAATTACCAAAATACAAAGGTTTTGTTGAACCTTGTTACAATTGGATTTGCAGAGATGCAAAGGTTATGCGAGTGTATAACCACTAACCCACAATAGTTCTCCTAGTGCTAAGAGTTGCTGTTGTGGGTTTTTTCTTGACTGCCAAATCTTGCGTTATAAGTGACTTCGTAAGTTAGACACCCATACACCTTAATGCCTATTATTCTTACAAAAAAGAGCTAAATACTAGCGCCTATCAAACAGTGGGGGTTCTGCTTTGATACGCTGGCCCGAGAGTGTTACAATCCTTGTTGACTTTCGGGCTACTTTTACTGGTTTTATTTTGGATAAATAACATTGTAAACAACAAGGAAATCACACTATGAACGAATTAGACAAATTATTTAAAGCCCTAACAACCCTAACAAATCTTGTTCTTATATATCTGTTTATCAGGTGGAGTTATGAAGGACTAGAATTTATATTAAGGAGTATATTAAACTAATGCCAGCAGCAGAATATAACATAACAATATCACAAAATGCAGATTTTATTAGAAGCTTTCAACTGAAGGAAGCTAATGTAGTAGTAGATATTACAAATAAAACCTTTGCAGGAAAGATTAAAAAGAACTACAATGAAACATCCGGCACAGACTTTACAGCAGTTATAGACAATGCTGCAAGTGGTTTGTGGACAATGAAACTATCAGACACAGAAACAGCCGCTCTTAAACCGGGTGATCAAGTATATGACATTGTAATGACGGATACAGTAAGTGGAGAGAAAACAAGATTACTACAAGGTAAAGCATTTGTTAGTCCAGGAGTAAGTTAAATGAGCACATATACAATATTGCCTAAAGACGATAGCAATTTAGGCGTAACGGTTATCAGTGATGACCAAAGTCAAGTAATAGTAGTTGACTCAGCAACACAACAAGTAACAGTAACAGAAGATGTAATTAGCGTAAGCGTTACACCAGGCCTTATTGGATCATTAACTGTTGATAGTGTTAATGGTAAAACAGGATTGGTTGTTTTAAATGCAGATGACATCAGTGAAACATCAGACCCTGCAGGAAACAAATACTACACTGCATCAAGAGATACCGCACAATTTAATATTGATTTAGCATTGAAGACCACAGATGATTTAGCTGAAGGTTCAAGCAATGAATATTACACAGACGCTAAAACAAGAGCTGCTATCAGTGGTGCTGGTGATATTAACTACAATCAAAACACAGGTATCATATCATTTGATAGTTCAAGTCTTGTAACAAGTGTGAACGGACAAGATGGTGCCGTTGTATTAAGCACATCAAACATTGCAGAAGGCACTAACAAATACTGGACACAGGTTCGCTTTGATGCTGCAATAGGTGCCGCTGACACAGATGATTTAGATGAAGGCAATGTTAACTTATATTACACAGATGTTAGAGCACAAACTGTAATCACTGCAAACACAGAACAATTTATTAAAGCTGATTCAACAGAAACCCTTACAAACAAATCAGGAAACATATCACAGTGGTCAAATGATAGTGATTATGTTACAAGTGTAAATGGAATTGAAGGTCCATCTACAGTATTAGACACAGACAATATTCAAGAAGATACAAGCCCAACAAACAAATGGTTCACAGAAGCTAGAGCCAGAAGCAGTGTTAGTGTAAACGACACTGGTGGAGATGGAAGTTTAAGTTATGATAACACCACAGGTGTGTTTACTTTTACAGGCCCAGCACCAAGTGATGTTAGAGTTTTAGTAGATGCAGATGATTTAGGTGGAGATGGAAGCTTCACTTACGATAACACAACAGGTATCTTTAGTTACACTGGGCCAAGTGCCGCAGAAGTAAGAGCACACTTTAGTGAAGGTGATGGAATAGATATTAATTCAGGTGTGATCAGCATTGAAACAGATGGCGTTGACGCTACACACATTGACTTTGGAACAGGAGCCAACCAGGTAAGCACCCAAAACTTACCAGAGAACAATAATCTGTATTACACAGATTCAAGAGCTAGACTCAGTTTAACTGTAAATGATTTAGGTGGTGATGGAAGTATCACTTATGATAATGCCACAGGTGTTATTGATTACACAGGACCAAATCAAACAGAAGTAAGAGCACACATTACAAAAGCATTTGTAGATGCATTAGGCATTCAAGCTACAAGTGTAGATGCTGACAGTGTAGCATTAGGCACAGACACAACAGGTGATTATGTGCAAAGCATTACTGGAACAGCAAACAAAATTGAAGTAAGCGGAAGTGGAACAGAAGGTAGACCAGTTACATTAACATTACCAAGCACAGTTCAGATTGCACAAGATCTAACTGTAGGCGGAAACCTAACTGTAAACGGTGACTTAACATATCTAAACACCACAGACTTACAAATACAAGATAACTTATTTGAACTAAATGCAGGCTTAACAGGCACACCAACAAATGACAGTGGAATGCTTATACAAAGAGGCAATCAAACTAATCAAATCTTTATGTGGGACGAAAGTGTAGACAAGTTTACATTGGGTGCCACTGCCAGTGAAGATGGTGCCAGAGGAAACATTAATGTTACTGTGGGAACATTGGTTGCAAACATTGAAGGTGATTTAACTGGAAATGTTGTAGGTAATGTTACAGGTAATGTAACAGGAGATACAACCGGTCATCATTATGGTGAATCAACTGGTGATGTAGCAGGTGATGTTACAGGTGATCTAATTGGTGATGTTACAGGTGACTTAACAGGTAACACTAGTGGAACACACACTGGACCAGTTGTAGGCAATGTAACAGGAAATGTTACAGGAGATGTAAGTGGAACACTAAACGGACCAAGCAACGGAACACACACTGGCCAAGTAAATGGATCTACAGTTACAGCAAGTGGCGGATTTACAGGCGCATTAGTAGGTAATGTCACAGGAGATGTTACAGGTAATGTCACTGGAGATTTAACAGGAGATGTTGCAGGTAAAATAACATCAACAGGCACTGGCGCACAAAAGAGTGTATTCACAGAAGTTGACATCAATGGTGGTGCAATAGACGGCACACCAATTGGCGGCAATGTAGCCAGCACAGGTGAATTTACAACTGTATCAACCACAGGTTCAATTACTGCTAATACAGGCTTTACAGGAAACTTAACAGGTGATGTTACGGGAAATGTGACAGGTAATGTTACGGGTAATGTTACTGGAGATTTAACTGGTGATGTAACAGGTAATGTTAGTGGAAACGCCGGCACTGTTACAAGTTTATCAAATCAAAGCACAACAAATTTAGCTGAAGGTAATAATCTATATTACACAACAACACGAGCCAACACAGACTTTGATACTAGATTAGCTACCAAAGATACAGACGATTTAACAGAAGGTTCAAATGAATATTACACAGATGCCAAAGTATTAACTAAGATTAACAACACAAGCATTGACGCTTTAAGCGATGTTGACACCAGCACAGACACACCATCAGTTGCACAAGTATTAGAATGGGATGGAAACAATTGGGTCCCAGGTGACGCAGGTATTGGTGATGTTACACAAACAGGCACACAAACACTAACCAACAAAACATTAACAAGCCCAATAGTAAACGCCCTTATTGCAACAACACCAGGTGACCCAATTGCAATAAAGAAAATTAAATCTTTTGCAGGTAGCAGTGGGCCAATTAACCCAAGCAATTTTGGCGGGCAATTAGCTGGTATCAATACCAGCTCTACAATTAATTCAGACTCACATACTTTTCCTAATATTCCAAATGCCGTAGTTAATGGCGTTTATTCATATGCTGGCTTTGGTTGGAGTGATCAATTAGCAGCAAGAGAAGGTCAGACAGGTTCAAATCCTTGGCTTGATAAAGCAATTGTTGAAGTATCATTAACCAGAGAACCAATTAGTGGCTTAGCCACTACTGAATTCTTAAGTGCTAAAGCTCTTTATGAAGGTGGATTTTCTACAAAAACAATTAACAAGACTTACGCTCCTAACACTGGTAGCTACTATAATATCAGACCAAAAGAAACTGATGGACATTTAAGTGAATTAACTTTAACTGGATCATCAGCATCTACTAGTGCATTGTCACCACAAAGTGATAACAATTGGCAATACAATAGATTAAAAAGCACAACTAATGGATCTACACTAGCAAACTTAGATATAGATGGCAGTGCAATATCATTTTATAACAATGAATATAGGTTTCCAAGCACAGCAGGAACCAGTGGACAAGTATTATTTACAGATGGTAACGGTAACCTAAGTTGGACTTCAGCAGTTGGAACAGTTTCAAGTGTTAACAATCTAACAGGTGCTGTTGTATTAGATACAGATGATATTCAAGAAGATGCTAATCCAACAAACTTATACTTTACAGATGCTAGAGTAGAAACCAAATTAAACGCCACTAACTTAGATGAGATACAAGATGTTGTTTATACATCAGCGCCACAGGCTGGTGAAGTGTTGCTATGGGATAGCACTGTTTATCCAAACGGCGCATGGAGACCAAATGTAGTATCTGGAACAGGAACTGTAACAAGTATTACAGGTGGAACAGGATTAACAGGTGGCACTATAACAGGTGCAGGAACACTGGATGTTGATGTTGGAACAACTGCAAACAAAATAATTCAATTAGATGGTCAAGCAAAAATACCAGCAGTTGATGGTTCACAATTAACCAATGTGCCAGCGTCAGGTGTTCAAAGTATTACACCAGGACTAGGTTTATATAATACACAAGGTGGAACAGGTGTTCCTATTACAAACACTGGAACAATTGCAGTAGATGTTGGAACATTTGCAAATAGTTATATTAGTAAGATTTGTCAATTTGATTCAAGTGGTAGATTACCAGCAGTAGATGGTTCACAGTTAACAAACTTACCAGCAAGTGCAGCACAAACACTTAGCTTTAGTAGTCCAGACTTAGCATTATCAGGCGGTGGCGGAACTGTTGATTTATCAACATTAACACCAAGCTCAATGGCGTGGAGTGCAATTACAGGCACACCAACTACTATTAGTGGATACGGAATTACAGACGCATTTGATGGAGCATACAGCTCATTAAGTGGACTACCAACATTGTTCAGTGGTGCTTATGCAGACTTAACAGGTAAACCAACATTATTTGATGGAGCATACAGCTCATTAAGTGGACTACCAACTACAATAAGTGGATACGGAATTACAGATGGTGTTACATTAACTGGAACAGAAACACTAACCAACAAAACAATACCAGCTTTTACTGGTAATGAAATCAAATACATAGCCAACAGTGGAAGTGGTAATAACTTCCAAGCATTAAAGATTGTTAATGAATATGATTCAACTTTAACACCAGACTGGAGTGCATACGATGGTTCATTCCAAATGCAAAACTACACTGATGCACAAAATGACTGGATTAATGTTTTACAATTCCAAACACCAAACCAGAAGAACATGTTTAGGCTTAACATTGACAACTCAGATTTTGTAGACAATGATGGTAATATAACTCTTAAGAGCGTTACTGCAGGTAATTTTATAACTGGCAAGTCATATAAAATTACCAGTGCTGGAACCACAGACTTTACACAAATTGGTGCAGCTGATAATAATGATGACACACTATTTGTAGCCACTGGTGCAGGAACTGGAACAGGAACAGCTGATGCATGGGACACTGGTTCACACTTTTCAACATTAAGTATGAAAGGTGCAGACGACATTGGCTTTGTAAAAGCAAGTGACGGATTTATCACTGGTGTTAAATATAAGATCTTTACAGTTGGAACCACAGACTTTACAGCCGTTGGTTCAGCAGACAACAATGTAGGCACAGAATTTACATGTGATGCAACTGGTTCAAGTGGAACAGGTGTTGCGGTTGATCTAAGACCTTTTAAAGGACAGAAAAACAGATTTAGTTCTTACACTGCTCATCAAGGTCCAAATGTGTGGCCAACTAATTTAGATTTTGAAGCTAACAGTATTAGCTTCCACAATAATTATGTATTCCCTAAAACAGATGGTAGTGCAAACCAAGTATTAACAACAGATGGTTCAGGACAATTAAGTTTTACAAGTCCTAGCGGAACTGGAACTGTAACAAGTGTTGATTCAGGAACAGGCTTAACAGGCGGACCAATTACAGGTTCAGGAACATTAAATGTTGATGTTGGAACAAGTGCAAATCAAATTGTTCAATTAGATGGCAGTGCAAAACTACCAGCAGTAGACGGAAGTAACTTAACAAACTTACCAAGTGGTGCTGCTCAGACACTTAGCTTTAGTAGTCCTGACTTAACAATAAGTGGAAGTTCAAGCACTGTTGACCTAAGTGCATTAAGCACAACATCATTGGCGTGGAGTGCAATCACTTCAACACCAACAACAATTGCAGGTTATGGAATTACAGATGCATTTGATGGCGCTTATAGTTCATTAAGTGGATTACCAACATTGTATGATAATGCTGATGTAGATACACATTTGAATACATCTAGTGCAACAACCAATCAAGTATTAAGTTGGACTGGAACAGACTATGACTGGGTTGCTAATTCAGGTGGTAGTTCAACTACAATCAACAACAATGCTGACAACAGAATTATTACAGGTAGTGGCACTGCTAATACACTTAACGGTGAAAGTGATTTAACTTATGATGGTGATCATTTATTAGTAGAAGGAACTGCCGGTGGAACAGATGATGCGGTTGTTAATATTAAAACAGACAATTCAAGTTGGAACACACCACAAATTACATTAGAAGACAGTGACTCAAAAGCAGTTGCACTTGTTGGTCAAAATGATGCCATCAATGATGTAGATAAACTTGTGTTTATGATGGACCCAGAAGGTAATCATAACAGGACAGGTGCTTACACAGGTGATTACGGATTCTACTACACCAAAGACTGGTCAGACCTTGCAGGTGGCGGTGATATTACAATGCGTATGAGAACCTTTGGTGCAGAAGATCATCTTGAATTTTTAGTTAAAGGTGACTATACTTCAAATTATGCATACAGACCAATGCATGTGAAGACACAAAAGTTTAAAGTTCAAGTCAGTGACAACAGTCAAAATTTGTCAGAAGCATTGAGAGTTGAAGATGGAACCATTAGATTCTTTGAAGAATACAAGTTCCCAACAACAGATGGTAGTGCAAACCAAGTATTAACAACAGATGGTCTTGGAAACTTAACATTCGAAACTCCAGGAGTTACACAAGGTGGAGCAGAAACACTAAGCAACAAAACCCTAGCTTCACCAATACTAAGTGGAACAACTACAAGTGCAAGTGGCAACATTGTTTTAGATCCTGCCACACAAATAGTAGAAATAAAAGGTGACGGAAGCAGCGTAGAAGGACAGATTAAACTTAACTGTCACGCTAACAGTCACGGCCAAACAATTAAAGCACAACCACACAGTGCAGGTGTTACTAACACAATGCTATTACCACCTGGCTCTAATTCAACATTAGTTTCAGAAGTAAGTGCTTCAAACTTAACAAACAAAACAGGTAACATTAGTCAATGGACAAATGATAGTAATTACTTAACAAGTGTTCCAGCTCAATCATTTAGTAGTCTTACTGGAAAGCCAACTACTATTGCAGGTTATGGAATTACTGATTCTTTTGCTGATGCTGATGTAGACACACACTTAAACACATCAACTGCAACAACTAACCAAGTGTTAAGTTGGACAGGAACAGACTATGACTGGGTTACTAACTCAGGTGGCGGTGGTAGTTCAACACTCAGTGGATTAACTGATGTTGATATTACAAGTGTTCAGAACAATGATCTACTTATGTATAATTCAACAGCAAGTGAATGGCAGAACACTAACTTAGGCGTAAGTGTAACACCAACACTAACTGGTGATAGCAGTGGATTTAGCGGACAACCATACACTTTAACAGTTTCAAATCATGCTACATATGATGACCCTGCATACAGCGTAGAAGTTTATACAGGTTCTACTAGAGTTGTGCAGAATTCAGCTGTAACAGACAATGGTGATGGAACGCTAACATTTACAGCACCAGCCACAGGCACACATGAAATAAGAATTAGATGTCAAGACTTTGGTGACTTACAATCAGAGATAGCAACCAAGGCACTAACAACTACAGCATTTGAATTCAACTACAGATACTTCCGTTTATTGTTTAACAGTGCAATTGCTTCAGGAACGCTAATTAAAGAATTTGGAATGTATACAAGTGGTAGCCAAGGTGGAACTAAATGGCCAACAAGTGCATTGACTTCAAACTCAGCACCAACACCATTTGTTGCAAGCGGTGTAGGAGTTTATGGCGGAACAACATATAATTATTTCAAAGCGTTTGATAACGCTACCAACACCATGTTTTGGAACTTATCTGGAACAAGCAACACAGACTACCTTAGCATTGATTTAGGTAGTGCTCAAGCAATACAAAGTTTCAAAATAGAAACAGCCGGCTTTGTTCAATCAACTTGTTTAATTCAAGCAAGTTCAACAGGAGCTTGGGGTGGTGAAGAAGTAGATGTGCAAGAAGTATCTTTAGCAACCAATAGCACATTTAACATAGGATAAGGAGAACATTATGAGTTTAGCAACAGAATGTCAAGCCGCAATATTTAATTATGTAGATGCTGACACACAAAGAAATGCCGCACTAACAGGTGAGCATAAACATTATGTAATGTTAGTAATACAACTAATGCGTGATGCTTACAGAGATCAGAAAGCCGCAGGTGAAACAACTTTCACAGTGCCAGATGAAATAGCATTACTATTAACTGAGGAGTGTCCCTGGTGAGTCAAGTAATTAAACCAAAACGCAGACATACCAGTGGAGCACCAACAACAAGTGATTTAGTTGAAGGTGAAATTGCAGTCAACACAAGTGATTACAGTATCTATGTTAGAGATGATGCAAACAATATACTAAGAGTTGGCGGTGTGCAAACACCAATGGCACAAGACTTAGATGTAAATGATTTTGAAATTAAAAATGAAGCAGCCCCAACAATAACAGGATTTCCAAATTCAGTTAATCTTGGATCAGTGTTAAAATTAAATAGATATTCAAATATGCCAGATATGCAAATAGATGCAGATCAATGTGAAGTAGGCAAGAGATATCAAATTAAAACTGTTGGTGATACAGATTTTACAGCCATGGGTGCCGGCGCAAACTTTGTAAATATAATCTTTACATGCACAGCAACTGGCAGTGGAACAGGAAAAGTTGCAGTTGGTGATGAATATTTTGGATTACTAGCATATGACACAAGCGCCAGAAGATTAGTTATGTATAATGAGTTTGATAGTTCATCATCAGGAACAGATCTAAGATTTGGTTGGAGTGAGTTTGAAGATAGAAGAGCAGAATAAAAGGAGTTCTACCATGAATGAAAATGCGGACAACACTGAGGACAAACAGGAAAAAGCAGCACCAAAGAAAGGTGCACCACGAAAAGAAGTTGATGTAGAAATACTTAAGAAACTATGTGAAGTGCAATGCACAGTCAAAGAAATGGCTTACATATTGGGCGTGAGTGTAGATACATTAAATAGGAACTATAAGGATGTAATTGCAACAGGCAAGACGCTTGGTAAAGTTGCATTGAGAAGAGCGCAATGGAGAAACGCAATTGAAAAGAATAATGTTACTATGCAAATTTGGCTAGGTAAAAATATTCTTAATCAAACAGATGCTCCACTAGATGAAGAAGACGGGCAAATATTGCCTTGGAGTGATTAACTATTAAAAGGATAGCTTACAATGAGCAAACAAGAACACAAGTGGGCGGAAGTCACAGAACAAAACGCAAAAGATATTGTGGAAATTAAACATTCAATTGAAACAATCAAAGATAACCACTTGAAGCACTTGGAAGCTGACATGTGTAAGCAAACAAAAGCAATAGAAAAAATTGACAACAGAATATGGTGGGTATTAGGCCTACTGGTTGTATCAACAGTGATAGGGATGGTAAAAAATGGCTTATAAAAAGAAGAAAAAAGGCAAAAAGAAATACGGCAAGTAATATGAAACTAACCCCAGAACAATTAGACGCTTGGAGAGTAATACCAAGAATGCTGATACTAACATACATGATATGTTTCTATTTGGTTATAACTTGGTTTATGGATTTACCAGATCCAAACAATGCTCAAGCAGCATTTACCAGCACAATGATTGGTGCAGGTGCAGCTTGGTTTGGACTTTATGTAAATGGAAAATCAAATGCCTCTAAGTGAAGTTCAGAAAGAAGTAAGCGATGACCCAAGTAGATTTAAGGTTGTGGTTGCAGGGCGTAGATGGGGAAAGAGTTGGTTATCAATGCATGAGATGGCCAAGTATGCAAGGTTTCCCAATTCAAAGATCTTTTATGTTGCGCCAACCTATAAAATGTGTCGTCAAATATTATGGGATGACATTAAGGAAAAATTTATAAGAGCCCGTTGGGCTAAGAAGATTAATGAAAGTAATTTAGAAATTACATTAGTTAATAATAGTAGGATATACTTACGCAGTGGTGATAACCCAGATAACTTGCGTGGTGTTAGTATGGATTACTTGGTAATGGATGAAGCAGCTATGATAGACCAAAAGATGTGGACAGAAGTATGTAGACCAGCATTGTCAGACAGACAAGGTGGTGCTATGTTTATTACAACTCCACAAGGCAAAGGTAGTTGGATTTATGACTTATGGCAAGGTGCACACTCACAAGAGAATTACAGTGCGTTTCAATATTCAACAATTGCTGGCGGTAATGTTCCACCAGAAGAAATTGATGCAGCACGAAACGAATTAGATGAAAGAAGTTTTAGACAAGAATATGAAGCCAGCTTTGAAACTTATGCAGGAAGTATATATTACAATTGGGATTCAAGCGTTCATATTAAGAAACAAGACATAGACTTTAAGAAGAATGAGATACTACATGTTGGGATGGACTTTAATGTTAGCCCAATTGTTGCAATGATTTGCAGAGTTAATGGAAATGAAATAAGTGTAATAGATGAAATAGCTATGGAAGGATCAAATACATTTGAAATGGCAGAGGAATTGACAAATAGATATCCTAATAATAGGTTATGGATTTATCCAGATGCGTCAGGACAGGCACGCAAAACCAGTTCAAATACAAGTGATCATCACATACTAAGAAATGCAGGCTTTGTATTAAAAGTAAGAAACATTAATCCACCTGTTAAAGATAGAATAGCAAGTGTAAATGCTAGTTTAAAAGCAACAGACGGAACTGTAAAGATACATGTTGATCCTAAATGCAAACATTTAATTAAATGCATTAGTGGACAAACATACAAAGAAGGAACTAGAATACCAGACAAGAGTGGAAACCTCGACCATGCCATGGATGCTTTTGGATATCTAGTAAATTGGATCAATCCAATAAGACCTAATAAGCCAGAACATGTGAACAGAAGTCCGCAGTTATTTGGGCATTATTAAAAAAGGATAAATAAGTAAGTAGTAATAGCTGATCACTATTGCAATAGCTACCCTTTATAAAGGAAAATATAATTATGTTAACATTAGAACAGATAGAACAAACCCATCCTAGCTACGCTGAAGTGGCTAAACAGGCTAATTATCATTACAAATCATATGTGGGTGGTGAATTGTATAAAAGTGGTAGTTACTTAACACAATACTTAGGTGAAAACAGTGGACCAGGAGACCAATACGCAAAGCGTTTGAGCTCAACTCCATTAGATAACCATGTGCAAACAACCGTAGATATATACAGAAGTTTCTTGTTTAGAACATTACCTAAACGAGACCTAGGACTGTTAATCAACAATCCATTAGTTAATGCGTGGTTGTATGACACTGACCAAGAAGGACAAAGCATAGACAGTTTCTTAAAAACTGCTAATGACTTGGCTATGGTGCATGGATCGAGCTGGATATTAATCGATAAGGCAACTTACAAAGTAGAAACAGAAGCTGAAGCAATACAATTAGGTATCCGTGCTTATGCGGCAGTTTACACTCCACAAAATGTTTTAGATTGGTATTACGAACGCAACATTGCAGGCAAGATGGAACTTGAATACATCAAAGTAAGAGAATCAGAAAATGATGAATATGTTACATTTACTTGTTGGCATAAAACTTATGTAGAGAAATACAAAGTAGCCAAAGACAATCAAGGTGATTTAGATAAAATACTTGAACACGAAGAATATGATAATCCATTGGGTTACATTCCATTTGTTTTTCATGCTCCACTTAAAAGCCCTACAAAAGGTATAGGCTTTAGTATGGTGGCAGATGTAGCTAATCAACAAAAGTTTATCTACAACTGTTTAAGTGAAGTAGAACAACACTTGCGTATCAGTTCACATCCTACACTAGTTAAACCAACTAGCACAGATGCAGTTGCAGGTGCTGGTGCAATACTTAACTTAGATGAGTCAACAGATGGTGCATTAAAACCATACTTGTTACAACCAACACTAAGCACAACAGACAGTATACTTAAAACAATTGAAAACTCAGTTGCAAGTATTAAACGCATGACACATACAAGTGCAATACAGGCAACAACAGGTTCACCAATGAGTGGTGTTGCATTACAGACAGAACGACAATTATTAAATGCAAAGCTGGCGGACATGGCTGACACACTCAAAGAAACAGAATACCAAATGTGGATTACATGGTTAGATTGGCAAGCCTTAGGTATGCCTGAAGACTTTAGTTTAGAATATCCAGAAACATTTGACATGAGAGATGAACATTTAGAACTAGACTTCTTAATGAAGGCAAGAAGTGCTGGTGTTAATAATGAAATGTTCCAAAAAGAAATAAGCAAACAAGTAGTTGCATTAACAGTTGATGATGATCAACTACAAAGTAAAATCTTAGCAGACATGGACAAACCTGAATTTGAACCACACGAAATGACTAACCCAGAAACTGGAGCAGTCACAGTTGTAACAAGCGAAGAACAACATTTACAACTAAGTGCATTGGGTTACAAACACGAGGGTGAATAAAATTGGCTTTCAATGTAAAGAAGCACGATAAGATTGTAGACAAAGCCTTGGATACTATGAAGGCTGATGTGTTTGATATTGTCAAAGCATTGGAAAATGAAGTAGCTGACATAGTTGCTCTTAATCAAAGTCCAGAGATGGTAAGACCGCAAATACTTGCAGCAGTTGAAAAACACAGTCAGACTGTTAAGAATGCGGCACAAACATTAACATCTATTAGTGAAGACTTTATGGATCAAAGTTCTACACCGGCTGGACCGTTGGACTTTGAAAGTCAAAGACAACTATTAGATCTAAGTAGTGAAGAACTTGCTAATGCAATGTCAGGCTCAGGCGAAGATATTGTAAAAACAGTAGTGCTTGGAAGTGTTGCAGGATTATCTACAGCAGCATTAATAAATCAAGCACGAGGAAGAATTAGCGGAGTGCAAATGGATTCAACAGATCCAGATGTAAGACGCGAACAGCGTAAATTACGCAAACTAGTTAAAACAGGTGGAAGTGCAGCAGCAATTACACAAGCAACAAACAAACTAAGGCGTAAGCTACCAGGAAGTGTTAACACAGCAGGTTCAATTGCTGTTAAGTTAAGCACAGGTGTAGATAACGCTGTAGGTAGCTTTAATGGCACTTATGCAAAAGCTCAAGCAACACGAAATGGTGTAGAAGAGTTTGAATATGTAGGTGGCGTTACGGCAACAAGTAGACCCTTTTGTGTGTCAATGGTAGGCAGTAGAATGAATGCAGAAGATATACAGAATTTATGGGATGGTAGTAGCTGGGCTGGTAAAGAACCAGGTGATCCGTTTGTAGTAAGAGGCGGATACAATTGCAGACACTACTGGGTGCCCGTAGAGGAATAAAAAGGATAAATAAAGCTATAAACAAGTTTGATACATTTAGTATCCAACCCTAAACTTAATAAAGGAATATTGACATGACAATTGATAATCATGGTGCAGAGATGCAAACTGAAACTGTAGACACTGGGGATACAGCAACAGGCCAAACAAATGACTCCCAGGTTGAAGCCACTAAGACTTTTACACAAGAAGAAGTAAATGATCTTATTGGTAAGCGTATTGCCCAAGTTAACAAGAAATATGAAAATGTTGACTTAGATGAATACACCGCACTCAAGAGCTTGAAAGAGCAAGTTGAGGAAGAGACACTGATCAAGAAGGAAGACTTTAATGGTGTTCTTAAGAAACAGAAAGAGAAAAGTGACAAAGAAATTACTAGACTTAGAACTGAACTTGAGAGCATTAAGATTGATGGAGCATTAATTGATGCGGCATCTAAAGCTAAAAGTGTTGCACCTGATCATGTAGCTCAATTACTGAGACAGAACATTAAACTAGATACAGAAGGTCATGTTATTGTAACTGACAAAGAAGGTAAACAAAGATATACGGATAGTGCAGATCCTATGAGTGTTGACAATCTAGTTGAAGAGTTCCTATCTGGAAACACATACTTCAAAAGTGCCGGCCCTAGTGGTGCAGGCTCTAAGGGTAATACAAATAACGCTAGTCCACAGAGTTTGGATTTAGCACAACTTGATATGAACAAAGCTGAACACAGAGAAATCTATAAAAAGATGAAAGTGGAAGGCAAAGTTTAATTAATAATATAACCATTTATTAGGAGAAATATAAAATGGCACATGAATACGCATCAGGATTTAGCCTGACGGACTTAATGGTTCCAACTAAAGCAGCTACAATTTTTGCAGCTCAGGAATCATCTTTATACATGGGCGGAGCACTAGTTCCAATGTTAAATTGCCCAGCAGGATCTACACAAGTTAAAGTTCCTAAATTAGCAAAAATCACAGACCCAACAGTAGTTTCAACAGAAGCTGATTCAACTACAGGCATTGGTGACATTTCTGTTACTGCAATGTCTGATTCATCTGTTCCAATTAACTTAGGCCTTTACGCTTCAAGAAGTGTTGTAAGAGACTTAGGTGGTGTTGACACAAATGAAATTGGTAGAGTTTTAGGTAACTCTATTGCATCAGTATGGGACAAAGCTGTAACGGCTTCTTTTGCTGGTCTAACTGAACAAGAAATGGGTGCAGGCGCAGCCAACACTCTTGCAGTTTCAGACATCTTTGAAGCAGTAGCAACAATCCGTGGTAACGGTGAAACAGGTGCATTGTTTGGTATTATTGGAACTAACCAATACGCAGCTCTTATGGCTGACATTGGTGGATCAGCATTTGCTGGTGGTGAATTCCAAAACACAGCAATGCGTAATGGATACTTTGGCACAATTGCTGGTGTTCCATTATATGTATCATCATATGTGAATGACACAGACATGGGCACAACTGCACATAAACCAGCGGCATGTATTATGTCAGCTGACGCAGTTAAAGGTGCTACACAAGGCGGCGTAAACTTAGAAATAAGCAGACGCCCAGAAGCAGTTGGTTTTGATGTTGTTGCATCATTGGCGGCTGGTGTTGCAGTTACTGACGCAACACGCGGTGTTATCATCATTGATGAAGCATAAGAAGTAAACACTATACTAGGGGATCTAATCCCCTAGTTATTTTAATAGGAGAAATAAATTGGCTTACGCAACAGCAGAAAACTTAAACTTTTATGCTCCAGAAGTATATGAAGGTGACACAGAGGATTGGGACACAGAACTGGCATTAGCTGAAACTGATATCAGAAACAAGATTGAAGTTAAGTGGTATGATCAAGTTAAAGGTGACAGAGAATTTGATGCATCTAAATTAACCGAAGGGCAATGGACTAAGGCTACTGTTTATCAGACATTGGTAGCATATGTGCTACCTAAGATGTCAACCTTTAGAATTGATGATACATTCATTGAACAAATTAAGTTCTATCAGGACCGTTTGAAAGATGAATTAAATATGCAATTTGCATTGGGTATAAAGTATGATGATGATGGTGACGGAACAGTTACTGATGCAGAAACATACAAATACGCTCAAACTAGGTTATTCAGATAATGGCTAGCAGTGACAGAGAAAGCATATGTGCTGAACTTGTAGATTTGTTTAAAAAGCAAAGATCAGTTAAGTTTGGTAGAGTAGTTAGGGACCCTATTATCCCTGAAGAACTACCACGCACAGCATTCCCGGCAGTATATATTGAATCAAGTGATGAAGATATAGAAGATATTGCATTTAGTGGATTGAGACAAGGTGTTATGGAAGTTGAATGCGTGGTAGTAATATCAGGCAAAGCACGAAATACACAACTCAATGTAGCTATCAAGGCAATGGAAGACACTGTCAATGCAGATAGAACGCTGGGCAGTAAGGCAACAGATTGTTCTCTTACGAGAATAGAACAGCTTGAAGCAGGAGACATGAGTCCATTCAGCTCAAGCAGAGTAGTGTTTACAGTATCATATGTATATACTATTTAATAATCATTATTAAGGAGAAATATAATGGCTACAATTAAAGGTTCAGAGGGTTCACTTAAAGTTGGATCTGATAATACCAATGAAGTAGAATTAGCTCAAGTAAAAAGCTATTCATTAACTGAGTCAGCTGATACGGCAGAAACAACAGTTATGGGCAATAATGCATCATACAAATCTTTCACTGCAACTTTAAAAAGTTGGGAAGGTTCATGTGACATCATTTATGACCACGATGATTTTTCAAATGCTAATCTAAATGCAGGTGCAGATATCTATTTGGAATTATATCCAGAAGAAACTGATACTACAAACAAGTATTCAGGTAATGCAGTTGTTACTAGTTTTGAAATTACTGCTGACACTGGTGATCTAGTTCAAGCAACCGTTAACTTCCAAGGCAACGGCGCACTAGCAAGAACATAAAGTATAGGCAGGGGCAATCCTGCCTTTACTAACACTAGGAGAACATATTATGTCAAAACCAGAAAAAGCAATGAAAGACTTAAAATCAACAATGCAAAATGATTTTGATAAATTTGTTACTGAGTTTTCAAGTAACTTAAAAGTTAGAACCCCAATTAGAACAGGCGCGGCGAGACGAGCTTGGGCTAAAGTAAGTAACTTAAAAATTGGTTCAGGTGCAACAAAAAGAATACTAACTAACGCAGTTGGCTATGCCAGTATATTAGATGATGGTTGGTCAAGGCAAGAGCCACAAGGTATTGTTAAGAATGCATTTAAACAAACGAGAACAAAATAACTAACAAGGAGAAATCGTTATGAGTGAAGACACAAAGATTAATATTGTTGAAAACGCAACTAAGCATTTTCAATCACAACTAGCAGGAGATCTATTACACATAGAAGTTCCAGAATGGGATTGCACAATCTATTTCAAGCCAGCATTTACATTTGCACAGCAAGAAAAGATTATTGCATTAAGTAATGAAGGTAAAATGGTTGAAGCATTAGTTGAAACACTAATTGTAAGAGCCTTAGACAAAGATGGTAAGAAAGTATTTAGACCAGCAATGAAACCTAAGTTAATGCATGAAATTGATCCTAATGTAATTATTAGAGTTGTGACTGAAATGAACCAAGAGATCAAAGAGGAAGATCTGGGAAAGCACTAAAACAAGAACGAGATTTATATTTTATCTTTTTCTTGGCTGAACAATTGGGAAAAACAGTTGAATGGGTTATGAACAACATGTCAGTGTTAGAACTAAAAGCCTGGGCACAATACTATATTGTGAAGAATGAAAAATAAGGAATTAGAACATGAGCACCAATTATACAATTGACATTAATGCTAAAGACAACACCAAAGGTGCAATGGGTAGTGTCGGAGGCGGTCTTACTACATTAAACAACAAAGCATCAAAACTTAAATTAGCTCTTGGAGCAGCCGCTGTTGCAGGTGCAGGTATTATGGCAGGTAAAGCTGTGTTAGGTGCAATTGATAACATGGATTCATTGGCAAAGAGTGCCAGAGCAGCCGGAGCAGCAACAAGCAACGAGGCGTTCCAAGGCTTCCAAGTAATGAAGCAGGCTATGAATGAAGCAGGTATTGACGCCGCTACATTTGATAGAGCAATGCTTCAAACAAATTCAAGACTTAAAGCAGGAACAGAAGGGCAGAAATCATTTGCCGCAGTTACTGACAAATTAGGTGATAGCATTCTTGATATGAATGGTGAACTGAAAAGTGGACCAGAACTATTACAAGAAATGATGAATGCCTTAAATGAAGGCACAATTACAACAGAAGAATTTGCAAAAGTAGTTGGTGGACGAGCTGGTCCATTGATTCAAGAACAGTTTGCAAGTCTTAATACTAGTGCAGAAGACTTACAAGCTACATTAGATGATGTTGCAGCAAACTCAAACATCGTAGATGTAAGTGCAGCCGAGAACGCAGAACTATTCAATGACACAGTAGGTAGATTAAAAGAAGGTATGGGTCAGTTAATGACTGATGCCATTACACCACTACTACCAGTGTTAACCACACTAGCAACAGAATTAATGGCTAAAATGCCAGATATAATTGATGGTGTTACTAATGCATTTGAAACACTCAAACCAGTATTAGATCTACTTGGCACAGTAATAAGTGAAATACTTTGGCCAATGTTACAGAATGTATTTACAGTATTAGGAACCATTGCTGAAGCAATTGCACCACTGGTAGAAAAATCAATACCAGCAATAAAAGAAGGATTTAAAACTGCAGGTGAAATTATTGATGGACTTGTTACTTTCTTTACTAACTTAATTGAAAAGATTAAATTAATACCAGAAGAAGTTAAAAAGATGAAAGAAGCTATTGTTGGTAAAATGGGTGATATGGTTCAAGGAACCAAAGACAAACTAAACGGCTGGAAAGACAGTGTGTTAGGTATCTTTAGTAAAACAGAAGATGAAGCAGTTGGTAACTCAATTATTCCAGATATGGTTGATGCAATCATAGATGAATTTACTAGAATGAAAGAAGTTACTGTTGAAACAACTGAAGATATGAGTAAAGGTATTACTGACACAATGGATGATGGAATGTCATCTTTTACTGATACATTAACCAATGCATTTAGTGATGGTAAGTTAGAAATGAATGACTTTAAAGGTTACTTCAAGTCAACAATGACATCAATGGTTAAAGATGCAATATTTGGTTCAAACAAAATTAGTCAATCACTTGGTAGTAGTTTACACGGTGGTGGCAAGAAAAGCGGCATTGGTGGATTTGTTAGTAGTTTCATTGGTGGACTATTTGGTCGTGCAAGTGGTGGACCAGTTACAGGAAATAAGAGTTACCTAGTAGGAGAACAAGGTCCAGAATTATTTACGCCAAGTGGTAATGGACGCATAACTAGAAATGGTGAAGGCAACAGTGGCACTAGTGAAGGCTTAACAGTAAACTTCAATCTAAATACAATAGATTCAAGAAGTGGCACAGAATTTATACTAGAACAAAAACAGCAGATTGTAGGAATGATCAATGATGCTTACACTAAACGAGGCCGTCAAGGAGTTTATTAATGCTTACTATATTAGAATACCCAGATACAACTAATCCACATTTTATTGATCCACTTTACATTGGTAATAATACTACAGGATTTCAAGGAAGAATTAAAAGTTTAAGAGATGGAAACTATCAAACATTGAACAGTGGAACACCACCAGCTAGTGTTGATAGTATGATGGAAAACATCAGTAGATTCAAATACTATCTAAAGCACAATTCATACAGCAACAACATATCAATATATGATATATGGTATTTGCCAATGATAAGAGGCACAGTAAACTCAAGTGGAGTTATTACTGCTGTTGATATTATTACATACGGCAATCAAAGATTTAGACAACAAACAGGTAGTTCAAGTTTTACAGGTTCGGCACGCATTAAAGCAAATGGAAGATTTTGGAAAGAAGGCGTAGCAACTGTATCAACTACAGGCAGTGTTGCAAACATAAGCATAAGTGCTGGTAGTGATGGTTACATTGACAGTGTATCATTAAACTCGGGTGGTAGTGGTTATGGAAGTGCAGGCTATGTTATGTTTGAAATAGAACAAGCAGCCGCAGATACATATCCAGCAACACCAACTGCATTAGAAGCCGCAGATACTTGGGACACAGATAATGGTTGGACAAACGGAAGTGAAGATACAATCAAAGTATGGCCAACTGTTGTAGGACCAACAAGTGCTGAAGTAAAATACGATCAACCAGCAAGTATTACAAGATCACAAACAGGTAAGAAATATGTTAAGAGTGCAGGCTTTACCAAGTGGGGTATTGAACTGAGTTATCCACCAATGACAGCTGATCAATTTAAACAGTTTCACAGTGTTGTTCAAGCAGCAAGAGGACAAACAACTCCATTCTTACTAAAACTAAATCCAAATGGAAAAAGCATAATATGGAAAAACCTAAACAGTAACAACAGTGCAAACAATTTAAGATTAAAAGATGATGTTGATGTTAGTGTTGAGAATCAAGTTATACTATTAGAAGGCTTAGAAGTAGGTGATACACTAAACAAAGGTGATGTAATCATTGGACAAAATGGTGACAACAACGGAGAAATAAATACTATCATAAGCACTGCAGATGCAAATGTATTTGGTGAAGCTAAAGTTAGATTAGCATACGGAATAAGAGCTGATCAATCAACAGGCGATCCTTGGAGCACTGCACCAGATGAAGTAATTGTTAGTTTAACTGATAATGAATTTGACTATACAGTTGGCGTTGATGGATTATACAGAATGACAGTTACTATGGAATTGGATGAATGGAAATAAAATATGGCAGATAGAGGCATAACAGGAGCATTATTAACTGCAATAGGCAAACAAGTAGTTGTATATTACGAATTGTTTGAAATAACAACAATTCAAAGTGGATCAACTGTTGTATATTACCTAACAAATGCACCACAAGATGTGCAAAGCAATGGTAATACATACAGAGCATTTGGTCAGTTTATTGGCATGGGTAGTGTAAGTGAAAATGCTACACAAGAAATAGCTCAAATGGCTATTAACATATCAGGCATTCAACCATACGAAGCTAACGCTGTTAACCCTAGTGAAAGTTTTATGGAAACTATTATCAAAGATACAACCATATACATTGACCAGCCAGTAAAAATATATAGAAGTTTCTACGGGTTAGACAACTTAGAAATAGGTAGTTTTTTGCTGTTTGAAGGACAAACAGTATCAGCCGCAATTGAATATGACAGTGAAAATACTGCCGCAGTTGAACTAAAAGTAAGTTCACACTGGGTTAACTTTCAAAGATACACTGGACGCTTTACAAACACAAACTCACAACAAGTTCACTATAGCAGTGACACAGGATTTGATAGAGCAGTGCGTGTTCAAAAAGACATAGTATGGCAACAACCACCGGAGTAAACATGAACCTAGCAGATAGACATAAACTAGCATCATATATAGCCGAGCTTAGACATACTGAACACAATTGGGGTGTTATGGATTGTCAGCTTATGACTGTTTATTGGGTTGATAAATTACTAGGCACAAATTATGCCAAAGATATAGCACACAAATACAAAGACAAAAAGAGTGCAGTTGTATTTGCAAAGAGATATTTACAAGCTCCAGAGTGGCTTGAGAAAGTAGGCTTTGAAGATATAACTGAACAAGAAACAATATACAAAGATGGTGATGTATGGTTACAGAATCATGGAATGTATTATACTGCATGGATAGTGTTTAAGGGATTACTTTACAGTGTTTGTGTAGATACTGGATTAGTTAATACTACACCAGAAGAATTAAGCAATGGATTTGGAACAGATGATCCAACAACAAAATTTAGGATGATATAATATGCCACCACCAGTAGTAGCCGCAGTAGTTTCAGCAGTAGTAACAGCCGTAGTAACAACAGTTATTACAGTGGTTGTTGAAGAAGTAATTGAAGCAGTATTTGGCAAAGACAATACAGATGTGCGTGATGAAGCAGGTGCAATGGCACAATCAACAACACAAGCAAGAGCATTACTTGTAAACAAAAACTCAAACAACGCAGAGATTCCTGTTATATACGGAAAACTAAGAACAGGCGGAACAAGAGTTTACATGGAAACATCAAACTCAAGTGGAAGCACTGCAAACAATGAAGCAGGCAATGAATACTTTAACTGTATTATTGCAATGTGTGAAGGTAAAATGGGCAACATCAGAGAATTATACTTTGGTGATGATCTTGTGTGGAGTGGTAATCAAGGTGGAGACAATGGAACTACACTAAGTGGATATGCAAGTGGAACATATCAAAGTGCCTTAAATGATAACTCAACAATCAAATACTACAACGGAAGCACAAGTCAAACAAGAGATTCAAATGTAGGTAACAGTGTTGGCAGTGATTGGCCAACTAATGCAGACCTTAAAGGAATTGCATATTTAAGTATTAGATTAAAAGCAAACGCAGAAGCTTATGCAGGTGGACTTCCGCTGTTTACCGCAGTATTAGAAGGTAAAGCAATTCCAAATGTAAGTAATATCACAGACGGACAAACAAGCACACCATCAACTACAACAGGTGCAGACCAAAATGCAGTTGATGTTATATATGATTATCTTACAAATAAAATATACGGCAAGGGATTAGATCACGATTCAAGTGGTAATTATGTTGCAGGCAAAGATATTGATATAGCAAGTTTCAAAGATGCAAGAACACACGCCGCTAGTAGTGGACATGTATACAACGGAACACTATCAACTAGACAAAGAATATACGAAAACATACAAAGACTAACAAGTAGTTGTAATGGATTGCTTGTTTACAGTGCAGGCAAATACAAAATGGTTATACAAAGACCAAATGAATATGATGCCAATACTGCATATCAATTTACAGAAGAAAATATGTTAACCAATGTTACTATATCAAAAGGATCTAAAACAAATAGATTAAACAAAATTAGCACAGGATTCAGTGATGCTAGTATAAAATATGTTGACAATATAGAAATACTAGAAGACAGTGGTTATTTAAGTGCAGACAATGGCGCAGTATTAGAAACAACAACAGACCAGCAAATGGTTACAAGTGCCAGTAGAATTGCTACACTAAATAGATATAAGTTAGATAAAAGTAGATATCAAACTGCAATTAAGTTTACTGCAACACACCAATCATTGATAGTAGAAGCAGGTGATGTTGTTGGAATTAAACAAGATGCATTAGGTTGGACAACAGCCAAACCATTTAGAATTATGTCAACTGAAATTGCAGGAAACAATACTATTGAATTTAGTGCAGTTGAATATATTTCAAGCATACAAATATAAGGAATAATAATTATGAGTAGAATTAGTGTAAACGGAGGTGTAACAACTCCTGCACCAGATCAAACTGATGTTGTAACAAGAGCACCAGTTGGTATATTGAAAGATATTGTTATTGAAAGAACAGGTGCAAATGCAGTTGCAAATGGACATTTATTACAGTATAATGCAGATGCAACACCAGAACCGCAATGGGAAAATAGTAATGTCATTGACGGAGGCACTTACTAAAACACCGCGTTAAACCCATCAAATCAACGCATACAGCGTAGATAATTTACAGGATATACTATGAACACCCCCACAGATTATACCACATATGGTGGTAAGCAAAGACTCAAAGCCATGTTTCAAAGAGTGTTAGATTTAGAAGATTATAAGAAACTAACACACTTTGTTTTCTTACACACAGACTTTAAAGAAGAAATACCAGGAACATACAGTGTGTATCATATGCACAAAGAGGGACTGGCAATTGCCACAAATGCATTGTGCATAAATGAATGGCTAAAACTACATGACATGCCAGTTAGACCAAAGATAAATGATTACACAGTGCAAAGAAAATTACTACATAACCAGGACGAAAGAATAGACAACAGGACTGAAGAAAGCGTTAACATGCAAAACAAACGAGGACGCAAACTAGGAGGAACAAACAATTTTGATCCTAATGCAGATCTTACTGCTAACATATGGAGTTGGCACAGTGCAGGAGTTACATCAGCAAAAATAAGCAGACGATTGGGAGTTACGCCAGCGGCTGTATATTATCATATAAAGAAATACAAAAAAGCCAACCCAGATTATATTAAAGAGTTCTTAGAGGTTGACAGCTAAGGTTTCTTAGTGTATAAATAGTATTAGTAAATTAAAACATTTCAAGTATATTACTCAAATGATTACAGTCAAGACATTCTCCAAAATGTTCAATAGTTTTAGTTTACAGTTGTATAAGGGTTATCTAGGAAATTCATTGCCTAGCTCCAACAAAATGTAACTGGAAACAGTGCCATATAGCAGACAACTGCCCACTACTTTATACAATGAATCTTAAAAAGGCGCAGAAATGCGTCTTTTTTCTTGACTAAAGCGTGTTTTTGTAGTATAATGATAAATACATATAATAAAAGAATTGACTTTTATTTTATAACATAGGAGAATACAATGCTACACATATACCCAACATTATTAAAACAACAAGCACGAAGTCACGGTAGACAACCTACTGGCAGTGTTAGAGTGAAAATCACAGCAGGCGAGAAAAAGTCTGTGTTAGAAGTGTTCCGTAGACACAGTGACTTTTATAAAGAATATCCAGACTTATATTACCAACATCATGATAGAATTGGTAACGACAGTGTTACATACACTACATCAGAAATCATAGCAGATATTAATAAAAAGATTCCAGACTGGAAATCTAAGTCTACCAATGACATATATGAAAGTTATCTAATGCGTCACAACCATGTTGTTACTACTGCAGCTGAAAAGATATGCAAAATGCATGATTGCACAATAGCTGATGAATACATTGATCAATATTTTATACATTACGGACCAAGTGCGCCAAAACATACGCCAAATAGTGGCTTATGGGAGGTTCAATAATGCTTTTTTTTGCGGCGCCGGAACATTCTATAGTAACTTATAGTATTAAAAGAAACATATATGTTACATATATGTTACTAGAGAATGTTCCAAAGAAACATTCTCATAAGAAACAAAAATATACCTTTCCCATTGGGAGAACTGCGTTCTCTAGAAGGACTACTAAAAAACAACTGAAACTAGGTCTAAAGACCTCAATGACATCACAAATAGGAGACTACAAATGAAACTACGGAATATCACAGAAACAAAAAAAGAAGAAAACAAATGGATTTACTTGCCACAAGATATAGACACAACACAAATTACAAAGATAAGAGTTGAGTTATATGACAATGATCATGACATAAAACCACTTAGTCAAAAGCAAAGATACAGATGTCAATTACATATGTGGACTACATCACCACACAACTCAACTAGTGATTACAAATTATACAATTGGATGAGTGCATTTAAGACTTTCAAAAACAACCAATGGAAGAAAGAAAATGATCCACACAAGGAGTGGTATACAAATGAAGTTGAATTTGGCAAAGATCTCAATCAAGAACTAGGAAGTAATGCCGCAATAATGCACGCCTGTTTGGGTGCAAAACAAAGTCATAATGGACCTAAAGGCGGATTTGGTGTTTATAATATGCCACGCTATGCAGTTCATTTGGTATATGCAGAAGGCTATGCACCATTAATTAAATTAAGCATTGAAGATTTCAAGTTTGATTTACATTTAGATAAAAACAGTGAATTTGCAGACTATAAATTACATTATGTAGATCAAGAGGTAACACAATGAAACTGTTCAAACCTGTAAAAAGAACACTATCAGAACATGAAATATATCTTATGATATTAGATAATGAATATTTTGTAGAGTTTCATGACTTAGATCATAATCCAATACCATTAGATAAAATGTCAATAGACAAGATATACAATCTAATACAATGGCAAGATGCTTGGAATCAAGCAAATGTATAATATAAAAGGAATAGCGGCAAAATGTGCAAATCATAGTGTGGAATTACGCAGAGGCAGTGGACCACATGCATACCAATTATGGTGTTTGGTGTGTAACAAGCACATACAATGGGTTAATAATAAACAAGCAATAAGGATAACAGGATTATGATAGTAATAGAAATATATTCATACGAAGATGGAATAAGGTGTGTGG